CTACGTAGACCCGCCTTATGTCATAGACACGCGCAACGTCGGCGCGCGCCACGGCCGCTATTACGACTGCGAGATGAAGGATGCTGACCACGTCCAGCTGCTGGAGAAGCTGCTGACCGTGAAAGGCATGGTCGTGCTGAGCGGCTATTCGAGCGCGATGTACCTGGGCGCGCTGCAGGGCTGGGCCATGGCCACTACCGAGGCGCGGATTTCGGCAGCACGCGGTACCGCAATGCGTACCGAATGCCTGTGGCTGAATCCGGCCGCATCGCGTGCGCTCGATCGCACTGGTCTGTTCGCCCAGGTGGCGCCATGAACTTCTACAAACGCCATATCGGCGACTACACGAAGAAGGCCGCGCACCTGACGCTGCTCGAGCACGGCATCTATGTGCGCCTGATGGACGTCTACTACACGCGCGAGGAAGGCCTGCCCGAGGATAAGGCCGCGCGCCTCATCAGCGCCAGGTCGAAGGAAGAGCTGCAGGCTCTTGCGCGCGTGCTTGAGGAATTCTTCGATCTGGTCGACGGCATGTGGATGCAGAACCGCTGCGAGGAAGAAATCGCGGCAGCAAGCGCACAAGCCGATGCAAACCGGAGCAATGGCAAAAAGGGAGGAAGGCCGAAGGGAAAGAAAACCGAACCGGAACCCATAAATAACCCATTGGGTTTTGATCCGGTTAACGAAAATAACCTTAGCCAGACACCAGACTCCAGACTCCAGACTAAAGACCTTACACACCGCGCCTCTACTCAACCGGAGTTTGGCGCGGGGGAAAGCGTTGAACCTACGCCTGTCGGCGCCCTGAGCATGGCCATGCGTAGCTTCGGGGTCATGTCGAACCCTGCTGACCCACGCCTGATGGCCATAGCCGACCAGGGCGTCGCCGTGGAAACCGTCAAGGCAGCGTGCGAACAAGCGAAGCGTTCGAAGCCGAACGAGCCAATCGGCCCCGCCTACGTGATCGCCATCCTCGAGCGCTGGGCCAAGGAAGCCTCCGAACTGAAGACCGCGGGCGCAGCCAAGCCAGTTGCTGTTGGCAGCACTCCCCAGCCGGCACCATCCCGCAAACCCCAAGGCAACGAGCCGAAGGGCACAGACGAAAGCTACGACGAGTGGCAAGCCCGGGTTGACGCGTTCGAGGCTGCACGCCGAAGGAATCAAGCCGCATGAGCGACCACCAGCCCTGCAGTCTGTGCAACCGCTTCACGCCATCGGCAGCGAAAGGCGATGAGCAGACAGGCCACTGCAGCGGCTGGGAGAAGCCCGTATTGCCGACCAACGTCGAGCGGCCGTGTGTGCTCTTCAACGAGCGAGACACGTGGGCAACCAGGCAGGCCGAGCGAGCAATCAGCCGGGATCAGTTTCCCAGGGTTCGCAAGGTACTGGCCAAGGCCTGATCACCGAGACCATTTCGCGCGCGCGAGCGCCACAACCGCAGCACCTTAGGAGAAAAGTAACATGAATGACCAAGCCATCGAACGCCAGATCCAGGCCAAGGGCCTGACTGCACCGCGTATCACGCCAGCGGACATCGAGGAGAACATCGCTGGCACGCACTACTTCACGGCTGCCCAGGGCGTGGTCGGCGCCGGCGCGCAGCACGTCGTGCCACCGCAGCTCGGCCTGCTCACGATCTGTGTCCTGGTGCTGCGCAACGGCTTCACCGTGACTGGCGAGTCTGCTTGCGCCAGCGCAGAAAACTTCGACGCCGACATCGGCCGGCAGATCGCCCGCAAGAACGCATTCGAGAAGATCTGGCCGCTGATGGGCTACCAGCTGCGCGACCACCTGCACCGCCGCGCCATGTTCGACGCCGAGCCGAAGACCGGCGACGAAGCGGCAATCCGGGTGGCCGCACCTTCCAGCGAACCCAGCACGCCCGCGCAAATGGACGGCGCCTTCGTTAGCCTGACCTTCGGCGATGCCCTGGTCGCGTTGAAGGGTGGCGCCAAGGTCGCGCGCGCCGGCTGGAACGGCAAGGGCCTGTTCGTGTACCTGGTGCCGGCCGCCAGCTACCCGACGCGAACCGGCGCCGCGAAGTCGTTCTTTGGCGACGCCGGCATGGTCCCGTACAACGCATACCTCGCGCTCAAAGGCGCCGACGACACCGTGAGCACATGGGCGCCGAGCTGCAGCGACGCGCTGGCCGAGGATTGGCTGCTGGTCGGCGACGCGTCGGCGGCTACGCCTGAACCATCTGACCAATCCGGCTACTCGATGCCGTTTTACCCGGGTTGACCCAGCACCACCTGCCCGGCCGCACGCCGGGCCACAACAACGATGGAGAACGAACAGATGATCACCCTCACCCTGCCCTACCCGCTGTCGGCGAACCGCTACTGGCGCCCGGTAAAGCTCGGGCCCCGCATCAGCATCGTGCCGACCAAGGAAGCGAAGGCATTCCGCGCTGAGATCGCCGCAGCGTGCCACCACCAGGGCGTGCGCGCACCCATCACCGGCCGCGTGCACATCGACGTGAAGCTGTACCCAAGTCGACCGCTCGACTGGCTCAAGCGCATGCGCAAGGAAGGCGGCGCATGGGATGACACCGTACGCTGCATCGACATCGACAACGCGAACAAGGTGCTGCTCGACGCGCTCAAGGACGTGGCGATCGAGGATGACAAGTGGGTGCGCAAGCTGACCAGTGAGCGCATGGAGCCGGACGGCGAAGCGCGCGTGGTCGTGACGATCACCGCGATCCCGGTGGTGCAGCTGCAGGCGGATCTGCTGGGAGCCGCAGCGTGACCGATCAAGCCTACAGCTTCCTCGTGGCCGGTGGCCTGGTGCTCGCCAGCGCCTACTCGATCTGGTTGCTGCTGCGCCTGCAAGCCCGTGATCGCGCTGGCCGCGCTGCGCGGGAGGAACGCGCACGCGCCGCCCTGATCCCGTCGGGCAGCGAGGCGTTCGACGCCGGCGCCGTCGCCGCGCTCAATGGCGTCGAGGTCTGGACAAACCCGTACTGCAAGCCCAGCAGCAGACCGCAGGACGCCACCGCTTGGGCGGCTGGCTGGTGCTACGGCCGCCAGGTGTGGCGCGATTCGTGGAGGGCCGAAGATTGAGTGCCAAGATCATCGACTTCCCGGGCATCACTCGCCTCGACCTGGATCCGAACCGCGTGCTGGCCGGCGCCCTGGGCCACCTGCAATCCGTGGTGGTGCTCGGCCACGACGCGGATGGCCAGTTCTACATCGCCACTAGCTACGCCGACGGCGGCGACATGCTGTGGGACCTGGAGCTGGCCAAGAAGAAGCTGCTGGAGGTGGTGTCTTGACCGAGCAACGCCGCGATATCGGCTCACGCCTGGAGAACTGGGGGCGCGTCTACCGCCCAAGTCGCACCATCGGCGTGAGCGCCACCGCCGCCTTTTGCGACCAGCTGGAGCGCGAGGCCAACGGCGAGAAGCCCAGCGCCGAGCGCCGCAAGGTGGACGAGGCCGACGCCCAGGTCATCGAGCACGCCATGCGGCTGCTCTCCCACCGCGACCGGCAGCTTCTCAAGCTGTGCTACGTCGACCAGGCCGAGCCGCATGTAGTGTGCCGGAAGCTGTCAATCGCGCACCGGCCAGCGACCGTGTTCGTCGGGGCGTTCCGTCGAGCGCAGGGGGCAATTGAAACCATTGCAGCCGAAAAATCGGACACCCTTGATCGGTATCGTGATGTTTGAAACAATTCGAGAGAATCAGCTCTTCACATAACCTTACAATGATCGTCCTGATAACACGTTCCTAACTTCGAAATGGCGCTTAAGAAAAAAACCATCATAGCAATACAGTTCTTTTCCCTTGTTTACGGCGTGGGTGCCTTTGTGACGTTTTATAAATTTGGGGCACCCGGTCCAGCAGCATTAAACTTTTGCTTGGCATCACTGTTTGCTTGGATCGTATCGACCAGTCGCACCAAAACTTTCTTAAGCTTCCTCGGATTGGCGGTAATCATCCTCTCTGCAATTGCAGTCGTGTCAAGTGGCCGGACCGACATCAATAGTTGGTTCACAGTGAAACTTGTTTTCGTGATTTACTTTGGCATATTTGTAGGGCACATCGCCGGGGCATTTAGCAAAGGAAATGCGTACATCTACAATGGCATTATTGGGGCACTATTAGCCATTTGCGTTGTAGTTAAATATTCACTTCTGCCTGATTCGCCTGACTGGCTAGATCCGGTTGCGCAGATTGTTTCATCTGTGGGAGTTTATGGTTTAGCAGATCTACTTGAAGATGCTGCGTTTGGCCTTGCAGGCGCCTTAGCTGCCGAGATTTTGAAAGCCGCTGAGATTACATCCCCGACAGGGCCTTGACACTGGGAAACGTTAGGGGTAAATTCCGCATCACAACTTAATTCCGTCCAGAAATCCGACGTGTTAGCGTTCCCGAATGGGAGCCCGCGGCGCACCTGGCGAATCCCGAAGCCCCGCAGTCAGCGATGACGCGGGGCTTTTTGCTTTCTGGACCCTACCGAGGAGTGATGATGTTCGGATCGATGCGACGCAGTGGCGTAATGCTGGCTGCGATGATGGTCTTGGGCGCTGCAGCCCCGGCGCCGAGCGGCCACACGCGCGTGGTGGACGTGCCTGCTGCAGCCAGCAAGCCTGGCCGGCGCGGCCTGTTCAACGATGCTCCGCTGCGCGTCGGCTTCGCTTGGTACGGCCGCAAGGGCGCCGGTATCTCAATGGCCACCCAGAAGCGCACCGCGGCCAAGCGTCGCAACGTCGCACGCAACCGCCGCAGCCACCGATAGTCTGGCCAACCTGGCCACGTAAAAGCGCGACGAAACGCGCACGGGATCAGACTTGCCCGAGGAGTGCCGGAGCCCCCGCCCGGCCAGACTTCGAAGACGGCACCCACGACTACGTGAACATGAACTGGCGTTGGCCAGACAGCCGGCGCACCCGCGCTGCCGGCGCCGGACGCTGTAACCGGCACGAATCGCCCAATGGGGAGCAACGCCCGATCAGCCGGTTGTCCCGGTAGCTGCAAGGCTGTTGCCGACTTGCCGCCGTAAGCGGCCCCACCACCCCACCGGAGCACCCATGCCCTTCCAGTTGACCATTGCCGACGAGCGCCGCTGGCTGCTGGTCCTGCTCCAGCTCGAGCGCACGCGCATCGCGGCGCTCACCCAGGCGGCGCGCTGAGCGCCCCACCCCGTGTTCTCCCTGCTCCGCCCGACGATCGGAGCCTTCCGCCCCGGCCAGCCCAACAACTGCCGGGGCATTTTTTTTGACCGAATACCATGACCGCGACCACCTACACGCCCGAGCTGGCCGCCAAGTTCTGCGCGGTGATCGCCGACGGCAAGACCATCCGCGCGGCCTGCAAGCTCGACGGCATGCCCAGCAAGGCAACCATCTTCCGCTGGCTGCGCGAGCATGCCGAGTTCGCCGCCAGCTACGAGCTGGCCACCGATGAGCGCGCCGACACCCTCATCGATGAGATCGTCGATATCGCAGACAACTGCCGTGTCGACGCCGACTCGATCCGCAAGGCCAAGCTGCGTATCCACGCGCGCGTCGAGCAGGCGCAGCGCATGAAGCCGCGCAAGTACGGCAACAAGATGCAGCTGACTGGCGATGGCGGCGGCCCCGTGCAGCACCAGGTGTCGAAGCTGTCCGACGACGAGCTCGACGCCGCGATCGCGAAGGCCAGTGCGGCCCTGGATCATGACGGCGACCAGTAGGGCCGAGCGCGAGCGACTCCTGGCCATGCTGCTCGAGCGCGAGCGCCGCGCCCAGGTCTACCGCTACCGGCGCCTGCACAGCAAGCTGTACGACTGGCAGCGCGAGTTCAACGCCAACACCGCGACCCACACCCAGGTGTGCCTGATCGCGGCCAACCGAATCGGCAAGACCTACACAGGCACCTACCTCGACGCAATCCACGCCCTGGGCGACTATCCGGACGACTGGGAAGGCCACACTTTCGGGCATGCGCCGCTGATCTGGTGCCTGGGCTACTCGGGCGAGAAGACGCGCGACCTGCTGCAGGAGCCGATCATCGGCCGCAAGGACGGCAGCAAGTTCGCCGGCGGCCTGATCCCACCCGAGCACATCC